GCAGTATGTTTGTTCCACATACCATCATAGTCAGGTTGAAAATTGTTGTAGTCTTTACGTTGCTCTAAACCAAAATTAAAGTCATTAGCCGCCATAAGACTATCGCCTTCAGCCAATGTTTTAAGATTAGTAATCTCTTGGTCACGCAGTTTCAGTTCAATTTCTTGTTTAGCAGCCGCAAATTGCGTAATAGAATCCAACATGGTTTTACCCAAGTTAGCCATGCCTTGTGCGCTGCCAACACCTGTAGTTAGCGATCTACCGCTTTGAATTGGTGCTGAACCTAAGTTACTTGTATAACGAGGTATTTTCATTATGTGACCACCCCTTTACTGTTCAGTAACTTTTGATTTTGTTGATATGTTCCTACTGAGGCTGCGGTACTAAACAATGACTGACCAATAGCAAAATTAGCATTGGCTATTTCACCTGCTAGTTCTGCATCTTGTGCCTGTGTTTTAGTCCATAGACCTTTTTCCAAATACCACATATCTGTTTCAAATTCTTCTATGTCTGCCTGTGCTACAAGCAAACTACTGCCCGTAAACATCTGTGCGCCTGATGCACCTGATGTAGCACGCGCCAAACTTAAACGTTTCTTTTCTTCAGTTAAACGTTTTTGTTTTTCGTAATTGAAGTTAAGTTCATTCTCATATTTACGCCAAGCGTCATTGGCTCTGAGATTCTTCTTCTGTTGTTGGATACCCATAACGGTGACTGCTGTAGAAGCAACCATTGCAGGTATAACCCACCATGCCATATCAGTATCCTCCTTTAATCACTGGTCACCAACGTTCCTGTTATACCAAGAACAGTCATTGGTAGCGGCTGAGTTTGTTCAACCGTTATCTGACCTTCCCTGTTCCAACCTAAATTAGTTACACGTTTATCACCTGTAAAGGCAGGTATGTTTTGCCCTACTGGTGTAGACGATGATCTAAAAGGTACTTGGTCACCGTTTATTGTTACACCGACAGTTTCGTACAATCTAACTGCCACTTCATTCCATCGTTTAGGTCTGTTTTGTGCAGACCCCGCTGATGCTCCTGCTTCAACACGCATAGTAACCATTTTACTGGTATATCCTAAACCTATCTCAACATTTTGATACCCTGAAGTAGATGGTAATGTTACGGTAATTTCACCGTTAGTTACCGTCTGATTTGGATACACTGCATCACCTACTAGCACCTGTACACTTTCACCTTCCAAATGGTCTAAGTTTGTTAGTGTTCCAGATGTGCCATTTACTAATCCGTTCAACGTAGAATCCATGTTAAGTAATGGGTCTAAGTATTCGACATACTGTACTTTTTCACCATTGATAGTACGCTCAACAACAACCCATACTTCAGTTGTATCACCAACTGGAATTGAAGCAACTGATTTTACTTTGGCATGGTTTTTAATAATGTGTGTGCCTGACCCTGTACCAATCTGATGTACGGTACGATCTACGGCTTGTTTATAAGTTCTTGCTAATTCAATAGTGTCTGCATCTACTGCAATCACATAATACGTTTGACCATTAACAAGACCATTGATGTCATCATTGCCGTTGTTGTCGTAAATAATTGGGTCACCTGTTGTGTACCCATGTGCTGTTATTGTGAAATAACCATTTTGTAGGCTATCACTGCCGTAATCTGTCAAATCTGTAGCAGTGTCAATTTCGTGACTAATATAACCGCCAAGGATATGACGATGCCATGCTACAACGTCTTCTTCACGTTTATAAGTCATTCCTAATAGAACACCATCATCACGCACTGCCCAATAAATACTTTCAGGTTCTTGAGCGTATGTAACGTCTGTAATCCCTGTACCTGTAATATGTTCCGCTAATAGACACATATCTGGCGCAGCATACGCATCATCTTCAAATTGATACGCAAACTCACGAATTTTCTTACGTTCTTTTTGTACGAATAAAACTACGTTACCGATTTGGATAGGTTCTGTAGTCCATCCACCGTATGTAGTCTGTTGCGTAATTGTCACATTATCTGGCTTTAGTGGTTCACCAGTAGGTCTACCTACCTTAAATTCACCGCCTGCAGTGCCTACAACAAGGTCACGGGCAGGTGCTAACCAACGAATTACGTTAACTTTGTTTGCTGCAATTGTGTAAATAAACGCATCTGCAGCGTCACCCGCGCCTGCATCAAAGTCTGTGTACAGCCCTGATTGGGATGCCCAGATTGTTTGGGGAAAATATGTTGAGCCTGCGAATACTAAACGCTGCTCATAAAATGATACTGTACGCGGGTAACCTGTGTGTTCTGACCATGCGCCTAATGCCCATTCTGTTGTAGCGGCAGCAGAGCCTATATCTTTTTTAATTTCCCATGTAACTTGGGTATTTGACGTATATCCTGTAATTACGCCCCAACCATCTTTCATCTTTACCAAACGTCCAATATCGTCTGTATGGAAGCCTGTTAGAGTGCCAACATCAGGAAATGCGCCAGAAGCCGTTAAAGTACGTCCTGTGCCTACGCCTGTAGCAGATGAAGTAAATGTAAAACTTGAAGTGTTATCGTCTAAAAAAGGGCCGCCTTCAAACGTTTCATCACCAATTGTCCATGATGTATGCCCTGTACGGGTTAGTTTTTGCGGCGGCAGCGTTTCATGCACGATGTACATGATGTCCGCTGATTGCGTGTACTGAATCTCATAAAGCATGCTTTCAGTAATGCTAGTAGAGATTTCATATATTTTGTTTCCAACACCACCTGATGTGTATGCCGTATATGCGCTGCTGTCAATATTGTTACCATCAAGGTCTTGCAATGCAAAAGTATTTGTAGATGCTGATGCTACTTTGTATCGTTTGCCATTGATCTCAGTCATACCAACAACTTCAGTGATAATAACTTCATCACCGTTGCTGTATCCGTGACTTGCTGATGTAACTACTGCAGGATTAGCCTGTGTAATGGCTGTAATTGTTTTATCGTTTTCAGTAATAATACCGTTGTCTTTGTAGAAACGGATATATTGGTCACCAAACTCTAATATGTAACTTTGCTCAACGTTAAATTCAAATGGAATCAAACGTATTGTTGCTGTGTGATCTTTTACTGGGCCAACGTATTTAGTGCCATATCTACGCGCTGCACCCCCTTGTGGGAATACAGTCATGTTCTCAAGTGTTTCTAGGCCATTAGCATATTTTTTAAAGTCAATCTGACCTGCTAACTTGGGGGTTAGTTCACCTGCTGTAAAATTTGATTGAAACGGATGTACCCTAGCCATTATTTTCTAAAGTCCGTAAATGTTGTTGAAACTAGGTCATCAATAAATCCTTCTTGACCATCAACACTACGGGCTTCAGATAGTTTGGCTTGATACATTTTTTCCATCTGCGCCTGTAGTTGTGCGCTTCCTGTTATTGCATACGCTAAATCTACAGCCAACTTAGATGTAAGGGTTTCTACAAACATTGCATCAAATAGCGTTGGGTCAGTGATTCGCGCTATGTACAAAATCTTTGCTGTACTTTCATCAGTCAGCAAGACCCTGCCATTAGTTGCATCGTTCTCAATCTTGAATATGTAATCTGGATAACTCATTTCCAACACACGCAAACAATATGGGTCTGTTGGTAGCGCATACATGTAGTTAAAGCCGTATGCGGGAGTATCAGATAACTGAGGCAAAGACGCTCTAGTTATCGCAAAATTCCAAGGATGTGCGCGTAGTACAGTGTCACGCGCATCTGGGAAAAAGGCATTACAAAGACGCGCTCTTTCTGTATCGTCAGTAAGACTTGTGATAGGTGCATCACCTAACCGTCTTAAAGCATTACTACATATTGATACGTCTGTTGCCATACTAATCCCTTTAATAAAGGCAGGGGGGTTTTTACGCCCCCCAACCTGATGTTACTTAGTCGGTAACGTATTGCATGCTAAGTACGATAGTACCTGTGCCTGCTGCGCCACCCATAGTAACTGTTACTGGCATACCAGTTGCATCAGCATCAACTTCTAAACCGTAGTTTAGAGCCAATGTTGCTGCACAATCTGCAAGTCCTGCTGAAGCAGAAGATGCTGCTGCTTTGAAAGCCGCTGCACCCGCTGATACTGCTGAACCTGAAGAATCAGTATGCGCTGCATAACCTACAGAGAGAGTTGTAGATGAACCTAGTGCATCGTGTGCAATAGTTCCGCCAACAATCCTTGCTCCGTTAGGCAAGTTGAACATTTCAATGACATCACCAGATGCTAATGAAGACGCTTCATAAGTAGCGTAAGCAATTCGCACCCTTCCTGCCATTTCGTTCGTTTTTACTCGATCAGTTGGGTTGTTTTGACTCCAACTGGTCTTCTGTGCTGAATATACAGTAGCCATGTTTCAACCCTCCTTATTCGTTACAAGCGATTTCTACAACTTTTTCGTCTTCTACTCGCGTAGCACCGATAGTCATTGATAGAAATACCTGAGTTGCATAATTCTTGTCTGCACGTTCAGAGATACGAGTGTTCACATCCTGACCTACAGCAAGCCCGATTCCAGACTGCGTAAACGCCAAAACTTGTCTGTCTGAGTTTGAATCAAGACCTAGACGCTCAGTTCGTAGGAATTTGAATCCTAGATAAGTGTCGATTTGGCCTTGTACCAAACTTTTAACACTTGCGTAATCAGCAGAAGTTACCTTCGTGATGTTAAGCAAGTTAGACATTTGTTTTGAAGTTACTACACAATAGCGTGCTTCATCTGGGTCAACATCGTTAGCATCAAGAATTTCTTTTGCTTCGATTAGTTTTTCCAGAGTAAGGCCTGCTGAACCATGTGCAATCTTTTGTGCTGAAGGAAGTGCAACAGTAGTACCGCCACTAACACCGCCAAAAGCGTTGCCTGTTGCTGCACTAATAATTGCATCGTCCATAGCACGGCCCATTGCCCATGCGCCTGCCATTGCGTATTCTGATTGAGGTGAGATAAGCATTCTTACCTTATCTTCATTATCAATCAAATCTGCCCAATCGTAATCGTCCATAGTGACTTTACGTCTTGAGTGTGGTGTGTCCATTCTTGGGGTATCAGAGTGGCGAGAAGTTCGCTTCTGAGCCGCAACAGAACCAATTCGCTCAAAGAAGTGCGATTTACCTGTAACTGTTTCAGTTCTAACCGCATCCCTTAAACGTGAACCTTTCTGCTGCGCCAAGTGGAACACATTACTTTTGTACTGTTCTACAAAAGCAGTTGTGATTTCTACTGACATAGTAGTTCTCCTTTGTTTAAGTTTAACATTTCACGGTTTTTATCCTTTGCAGGGAAACCTTACAGTTAACGCACTGTCGAACGGATTTTAAGGCATCACACCTACAATCAAGGTTGTCCGATTAACGGGCCTTAATAATGTAATTCAAATATACCATATAAGTTGTTAATTACCATGCACTTTTTCCATGAGTTGACGCATACGTTCCACAGCCGTTCTGTGGTCTGGGTGTTTTGCATCAAAATATGGATGATTTGCATTAGCAAATGTTGCACTAATTTCGTCCTGCGCGTCCAACCTATTGGCTGCTAGAGTATTATTCTGCGTATTTTGCGTCATATCCTCTGTGACTTCAGCACCTAATCGTGCAAACAACTTAATTACCGCAGGATGGTTACCTGCAGTGGTATTCATAAGTTCCATCATTTCATCATCGCCGTAAACCTGCAATGCACGTTGTGCGGCTTTAATATTTTTACTGTAATCAAGACCCCATTCTTGCTTCAGATAAGTTTCTGTTTCTTCTTTCTGAGCAGCAAGCATAGCAGGTTCGTTTTCCAACTGGCCTTGAATTGCACCTGCTTGGTAGTTAATCAAAGCATCTACTTGTTTTTGATTAAGACCAATTTCGTGCGCTACATTTTTAAATTGATTTAGTTCATTATCACCAAAATACGATTCCATGCCTTCAGGCACTTTGGTTTCATATCCTGTCGGTTCATCTGGTCTACCCAGTTTGCCGTACAATTCTTTGAAACCTTCGTCATCTTTTGGAATCGGAATACGGTTACCCATCTGCTTTTGCTGATGAACAACTGTTTTAGCAAGACTTTCTACATCTTTAAAGTTTGATAAAGTAGGGTCGTTTTTAAGATCGTCAGGTAGTGATGATTTCCAATCAAGGTTATCGCCCACTCCTTCAGACCCAAGTAGCGTACCCGCTTCCTGAGTTACCTGTTCTTCGGTGGTAACGGCCTCTGCGTTTTCTGACATTTATGTATCTTTCCTTTCTTTTATCATTGATTTAATGCGTAGAAATAAACTACGCTGTCCTTCCTTGTATGCAGTTGCATACGGGTCAGAAGAAAAACTAATTCTATTCCCGTAGGCTGCCTCCAAGTCTTCTAGCACTTTTTCACCCGCAGGTGTTGAAAAACACTGTTTGTAGTTTTCTACTAACTCAGTGTGTTCTTTGTGCAATTCTTCAAATTGTTCTGCGTCTGCCATTATTTTCTTGTGCCGATCTTAGGAAATCCCTTCTTCATATTTTCGTAATTGTTAGCGGAAATAGTAGATTTGGATTTAGGTCGGCTGATTCCTTTCTTTTTTCTTTCGTTGATGTTGTGATAAAGACCTTTTTTCATTACATCAATTCCCGTTCTGCCTGTTGCGTAGCCTCAGTCATTACATCTTGAACATCTGGGTCTGCAACTGCTTTGGCTGCTTCAGCCTGCATCTTACCTGTTTGTGCTTGCTGTTGTTGTGCCATCATCATTTGTTGTTCCATTGCTGCCTGTGCTTGTGCTTCACGTTTCTCAGCAACGTCTTCCCTAGAAATCAAGATAGATTTAGGTACGCCTAGCAATGTTGCACGCATACGGATTGCTTCATCATGGTTGATGTTGTCCATAATTGTTGGGTCTATCTGCGCTACGTTTGCTGCAAGTTGATATAAACGATCAATTGCTTGTGCTTCTTCCATTCGCTGCGAGCGTGCCAATGGCCCTACATATTCAATATCCATCTTGGCCTCTTGGATATTGTCAGGTGGAGGGAGCAACGCACCTGCTCTGAACATGATGCCAAAGACACGCTCAATCAGCGGGTTGAGAAATTCGCTTTGGAATCTTCCCAACGTTGGGCCAAGAAGACGTTGCATCAGTTCATAACGAACCTGCACTTCTGTTGCAGTCATTTGTGGCCCTTCCTGCAACTGTAATTGATCTGAGTAGTATGCTTGACGAATTGCAGTCCTTAACTGCGTTTCTTTCATGTCCGTGATTTGCCAGTTGCTACCAATCTGTAATGGTTTGATAGCACCGTCATTACGAATAACTGTGATGCCTGCAGGTGTAGTTCTTACTCTGCCAATGACACCATCATCCTGTACCAAAAGTGGGGGGTCAATTGCTTTCGCCCATGCTTTAAGTCCAATTTCTACGGCTTTGTTTAGCGTTTTAATATCTGGTAACGCGTTATAACTTGGTGAACGTCCATAGATTTCACCTGTTGCTTTAGACCAACGCGGTACTAAATATGGGAATTCATTGTAACCACCAGTACGCACAACCATTTTGTCTTCCTGACAAACATGGCAACTGTGGTATTTGAGTTTAGTTGCTACTTTTCCAGTAGCACGCTTGTAATCAATTGATGGTTCTACTGCATGAATAAATACAAATTCTTTTTCAGGTTTGTTTTTTGCAGCCTCTAGGATTTTTTCGCCAAGGTTGTCTTCACCGAATTCTTGTACTGCTTGTCGTGCAGACATTTTGTACTTACGGTACACAGTGTCGATAAATCCATTGTTATTTTCTTGTATGTAAAACTCGTTAATGTGTAATGTTTTGAAATGTATTCCATTGTCTTTAAACCCATCTTTGTGTTCTTCAACAAATAAACACCCAGTACCAATGGATGTTAAATCAAGATACATTTCATGCACTTCAGTATTGAAGTTCGCATCGTTAAATGCGTCATACATACGTCTAGCAGTATCTTCTAACCACAATTGTGTTTGATGATCTTCGTTAGATTGTTTGTCACGCAGTTTAATTGAGAACCAAGGCAATGATGGTGAAGTTAGTGTGCCTTGTAGACTTGCTGAGAGCAGAGTGTTTGCAGTTATTGCTGTACTGTCAAAAAGAACCTCAGTACGTTTTTCACCTTTTGCTCTTACTAAAGTAACGTCTGCCTTACGCGGCATTACATAGTCAAGGATTTCCTGCCAATGGTCTTCCCAAGTACCTCGGTTAGACTCCATTGCGCCTAGACGTTTTTTTACATAATCAAAAGGGGTTAAAGTATCCATTATGTAATTGTTCCGCCTAACATTGTCTTCTTAGTTTCGGCTTCTTCATCCACGCCCATACCAGAAGTCAAAATAGTTCCATATTGACCTTTTTTTCTAGTAGCCAACATTTTTGCTTTTTCTTCTGCAACCGCTGCCTCTTTCTCTGCTGTACGATCTGTCACTGAAGTATCTACAGGTGGCGGCATTGCAGGTGATGATTTCATACCCATCTGCATTCCTCCTTTAATATTCCGTAAAGGGCAGCATCAATCCATTTGCCATTTACCTTCATAGTTTTACGAACAACGCCTTCCTTGACAAAGCCTACGCCTGCAAGTAATCTTTCGTTTCTTTCGTATCCATTGACACACATTGCTGTCATTCTACTACATTTACACTGATTGAACGCATAATCAAACATCAATTTTATATTTCTTCGTTGGCACACCCTTGGGTCATCTATTGCCAAGTGAACAAATATGTTATGTCCATCATAGTCTGAAAACAGTAAACAACCTAATATTTCGTCTGTTTCAGTTTCTACAAATAAAATAAACCTATCCGTTTCTTCTGCTTCACGCAGAATATGCGCTCTAGGCGCAATATAATCGTATGCACGCTCCCGTATTTCTGCGTCAACGCGCACTTCGATCATTATGCTGCGCCGTAATTAGTTTTCCGTCTACGTCTTCCACCTTGAGAAGCACCACCAAGAACAGTTTTAGCAACGTTTGCTTCTTCTTCAACGCCTGCTGCTCCTGTCATCATAGTGCTGCCACCATATCCTGCGCCTAATGTTGCGCCTTTATCTGCTAGTGCTGCTGCTTTAGCAGTTTGTGCTTCTGCTGCTTTTGCTTCTGCTTTAGCCGCTGCAGGTGCAGGTGCTTGCGCTACTACTGGTGCAGGTGCAGGTTTCTTTGGTGCTAGACCTACGGCTTTTGCAATAGTTCTTACTACTCCGCCCATAGTTTTTCCTTTCCTAAGTTATGCAAACACATTAAAACTACTGTCCGAATATATTTGCGTTGGTTCATAATTTTTAACCCTAGCCTTTCTGACTGACATAATTGCGTATCTTGCCGCAGATATGACATCATCATGCTTAAATACGATTTTACCGTCTTTTCGATGGTACATTCGTAATTCTTCTAGTAACTTACTTTGGTTATTAAATATTTTCAATCTATTAGTCATAAACCGCGTATACATTTCTTGAATCCCCGCTTCAACAGAAATTCCTCCTGAACCTTCTTTTTGACCTGCTGATGGCGGGTTTGTAAAGTGTTCACGCGTCATGTTTACGCCTTCATTACGATATTGCTCTGTCAAACTTTTACCAGAACCTTTGTCTGCCTGTCTTCCGTCCATCGGCCATATTACAGGTATCCAGTTGCCACGCGATTTAATAGCACTAGCGTGCATTGGCACGGCTTCCTGTGACATTGCATAGGTATCGTAGATGTAAATTACATCTGAATCTCTATCCCATGCTGCCCATGCAGCAGCAGTCGGGTGATCCCATCCAAAATCAAGACCACAAATTCTAGGCCAAAACTCTGGTATTTCAATTGGGTCACAAATCATATCTGCTTCAGGTAATGGAAATACCAAGCCTGAACCTAATTGCGGAATACCTTGTTCACGCATTTTACGTTCATGTGGGGGTAGCGCAGCTAATATTTGTTGACGCACCTCGGCAGTCATGTGTGGTGCATCATCCCACCCTGCCTGTATGAGAGCCTGCCCATCCCTTAGATCATTGACAAACTGCGCTACAGTTTCAGTCATACCGCTTTCTGGAGTAAATGTCATGTAGACAATTCCGCCTTTATCAGCAGTACGCGTCAATGATTGAGTATATATTGATGATGGTGGTTCTTCGTCTAGCCAAATAACGTCTAGCGATTCACCCATCCATTTCTCTTTGCCCATTTCGTAGGCTTTGAATGCTAATCGTGACCATCCGCCTGTTACATGTTTAATGACAAGGCTGTTCATGGCATTTGGTACACCCGCTTTTCGTACCGTTTCACCGATTAACCTTAGTGGAATAGACCCAGTACCTTTAGCCGTAGGGTCATCAGGTTGCCCTACCAGTTCTTTTTGGCATATATCACGGGTAGTTTCGTTAGATGCGCCACCCGCCCATGCCCGTATAGGGCGCGTAAATTTTTTGCCTTCCCACCAGTCTGGATATAACCCAGTAAGATGGTAAGCCATTTCCATAGCACCAGAAAACGATTTACCGATACGGTTACCCGCCATAAGTAGTCTTTGTTGCGCTATGGTATTGTGGAATTTTTTTTGATAGTCATAGGGTTCGTAATGCGCCATTCGATTAGTCGCTTTACGGTGTTCTAATTCTTTGGCGATTTCTAACGCCCTTGCTAATGCTTCATTGCTCATAACTTAGCAAGATCATCACTATGTACCATTATCCAAAACCCTTTCCGATTTTTTTCGCATAATGCAATTACTGGGGTCTTTTCTTCAGCATCCGCTAATTTCTTAGTTTCATCCCATAATGACACCACAGAATGCTTGGCACGCAGTTTACATTCGATAAACAGGTCATCGTGTATGACATCAGCCCTAGTAATCTTGCCGTTGCCGCCCGACAAAGCAGTACGCTCACCACCAAAGTAAGCAGCCACCTGTCGTTCACGCTGTTTCCATGCTTTATCACCCATAAATAACACTATACCCGAAAATTAACCTAGCACAACCCCAATGTCCTATGCGTTAACTTACGTTAATATCTAAAAATGCCCTCCGCTGTACGGATGAATCCATTGTATATAGCAGGGCGAGGCACTTTGGGGGGTGGGGGGTCGATTTGGCGGGCGCGTCTGTGAGATTCGATGCCTGTCTGTGTGCGTATATAGGATGCAGACACATTTAGCCCGTGACCTTTTAACAAGACCGCAGGGATGAGGGCTGCTTTGCTCAGGATGCGCGTGTGTGTGTGCAATGAACCATTCTTCTGGGGTGGATTGGCAAGGCTGCCTGATGTGTCTTCCCCTATATGTGTGTAATAGAGGGAAGCAGAAGAAGGATGTGTTTAGTGTTCTGTTTCTTTGACTAGACCGCCGCCGAGTGATTGCAGCAGGTGGTTCAGTTCTGTCTGTAGTTCTTCGTCTGTACGTTGCTTGGTTACGTCTTCTACCTTGTGGACTGTCTGGTAGCCTGTACGATCTAGGATGCTATTGATTGCCCCTAACTTGACCGCAGGCGATACCTTGTCATCACTGATGAGGCTTTGGAGTTTCTCAACCGCCATAGGTACAGCACCGCCCAACGCCTGTCGTGTTGCGTCATCTATCTGGGTGGCTAGTTTCTTCTTGAGTTCGTAAGCCTGTTGTTCGGCAGTTGCAGCAGAGTACCCCGCACTGATGGCGGACTGTGTTGCGTTGCCCGTCTGACTAAAGTAGTGGACGAATAACTTTTGCTTATCTGTCAACGTTTTATCGCTCATATCAACATTATAACCTAAAGTAGTGTCATATCAATATATAAGTGAAAATAAATTCTTGCGTACACTCTGGAATGTGTTATATAATTAACCTACGTTAAACAACAATGAGGTAAACAACATGGACAACGAAACCATAAAGCAAGCGGTTCAGATGCGTAAGGCGCACTTGAATCTTATCAAATGGGCTTTGAACGAAGGCTGCAGCATCAACGTGTATTGCGAGGGTGATGCACTGGTTGAGGGTTCTACAAAGTACACCGAAATCAAAGATCACACCGAATCAGTGGACATTGCTGAATTAGTGTTCTTCAAGGATGGTGTGCGTAAGGGTTGGGCATTGATCGTCTTTGGCAATGAGGATGATGAATTGGTGTCTGATTACACCGCTAACGATTGGATGGAATCTTGGTGGGAGCAGTTCAACGCAATGTGGGAGGCAACACAATGAAAACGTTTCTAAGAGTATTTGGCGGCCTTGCGGTCGCCATTGGTCTATTGTCAATCATGGGCAGTGCAAATGATTGCGATGGCAAGTGCATGGAGTATGCGAACGACATACCAACCATGCTGATGGTCATAGGTTATGGCCTTGTCGCTATGCTAGGCGGAGCAGCGTGCTTATATGCCGCTGAACGTTTCTAATGCGTATCGACATTGAGAACATCAACACATTTCAAGGTTGCATCCCTAGCGGGTGCGATCTTGTTGTGTATGAGAAAGGAACAGACCCGCAGGATGGGTTTGTATTGTATGGGTTTGATGAGGTTGGCGAGTTGGAAGACATCTTTGACATCAAAAAACCTAAATATTGCTTTTTATCAACAACAACAGAGGAAGGAAAACAATGAGCAAAACAAAAAACGCAAACTGGGATTACATCGAAGGTCTTGACACTTCATCGTATGACATGCAATCGGCACAGGCTGAAACGCAGTTCATGGTGAGCAAAACGGCTGAAGATGTTGCAACGTTTACAAAGCAGGAAATTGAGTGGTTCGCTGAAGCACTGGTTACCTACAACAAGGACAAGGCGGCAGATATTGCCACAATGCTGCATTTTGAAATGCAGGACAGGGAATACCGTCACATCACTGACATCAAAAAGACCACAGAAACAGGCGGCACACACCTACACGGACACATCAAGCGCACATACGCGCAACTGGTTGAAGTGTTTGGCGAACCGCATTTTGTGTACATGCCGCGAGCAGGTGCAGAGGATAAGATTGACCGTGAATGGGCGTTCAAGTTTCCTGATGGTCGTGTGTTCACTGTCTACAACTGGAAGAACGGCAAGGCATATTGTGGCACAGATGGCCTTGATGTTGAGGATATAACGGATTGGAACGTAGGCGCACATCAATCGTCTGCATACCATGACCTTACAACGTTGCTAGATATGAAACTAGGGAAGGAGCAGTAATGCAGCAGGATAAATTCTTGTCAGTAGATTCTGTCTGGGTCAAGTCAATCGTTGATGACCATTTGAAAGGTCTTAGCCCGTCACAGCGGGTTGAGGCTTTCCAATATCTACGGGTTAACCTTGACCAACTTTATCAGGGATTAGATGAGGGCTTGCGCCTTTGCCTTGATGATTGGCAGAAAAAGAAAAACGCGGGTGACTTGTGATCTGGCGTTTTATGTTAAGCGGATTCATCTGGACTCTTGCCCTGTTCCTTGCATGGGATGGGGCGAGTCTGGATGCAATCATAGTCGCATTATGGGGCGTGATAAACATTTGGCACGCTATCGAATCAAATAGAAGAAAGGAAATGAAACAATGAGCAAAGCAAAAGCAATCGAACAAATGAAGGAAATCATCAACAAAGGTGATACCATTTACTATATCGTCAAACAGGTATCAAACAGCGGTGCGTATAGGCATCTGGATTTCCACAAGTTTGACATCAAGGATGAATTTAGAGAAGGCGAGGACAGGATTGTCAAATACTGGTTGACGCGCTTGATGTGTGATGCACTGGAATACAAATTCAAAGACAAAACCAGTTGCATGGGTGTTTCAGGTGGTGGAATGGATATGGGTTTCCATGTGATCTATCAACTGAGTCATCTGCTGTATGGTGATGGTTACGCACTAAAATACAGCCAGTTGTAATCACTCATAAAACAAATTATTTCTTGTGAACGGGTTGGATGGATTTATCTGACCCGTTTTTTTATCTTTAAAGTCTAACCAATCCAACACATGCTGCAGCAGTTCTTTCTGCTCACCAAAGTTGCCCGTAAATTCTGCAGGGCTTTGATGATAGCCATACGTTCCGCGATGATGCAGATAGCACAGGGGAATGACCTCAAAATGACTAGACCTTCTACCCATGCCCGTCTGGTGCTTGATGTGGTGCAGTTCTGCAGGCGAATCGTAATGGCCTAATATCGCGCAGGCGATGCAACCCAAATCAGCCACGCGTGACATGTGTTTCTTTTCTTCAGCAGTTGCCGCCTTCTTAGCCATATTGTTTCCGTTCAATGGTCTGGTTAATCATGTTCGTCTTCCATTTTTCAAAGTTAATATCAACGATTTTCTTTTCCCATGCCCATTTGAGTTCTTCTTCTATCGCCATGCCTAACGCTTCAATGTGTTTTTTGTAGCGTTCATCAGCACGCGCCTCACGTTCCTGACCTGCTGCAGTCTTCTCACCTTTGACCATGTATTCCTTCATTAGATCAGACAACATGATTTGTCTGCCGTGTTCTAGCACAACTACATCACGCTTTGCGGCTGCATGTTTCTGCCCAATCTCACGCAGTTTGTGCAGTTGTTGTTCTTTAGCGTCTTCCGACATAAGCACCCCCATTTGATTTGGCTTTTTTGATTTGAAGATGACGCAGGAAGCCTTTGACCTCATCACCTACAGGCATTGGCATCACGCGTTTGCTGTGAGGAAAATGCCCAAACTTTTCTTTGAATGTCCAATCTGCCCAACCTTGCTTGTATCCTTTTTGCTTAGAGTGATACAAAAGTTGCGCGTAAAAATCCTGTTTGTTTTGTGCTGTGATTTCGTCCTTGGCTTTCTCAAGTTCAACCAATCTGCCTTGCTTTATTAAAACTTTTTTGTCTGCTTCCGTTGGTGCGTGACCACACACAGGGCAAGTTCTGTAGACTCTGGTGGGCTGATACACAGCATTGCATTGAGTGCAGGTGAACGGCTGCTTTTCAATGGGTGTGGATTTCTTTTTAGGTCTGGTAATTTTATCTTCCGTAAGTTCCCATTCAGGTACATCTTCAGGGAATCCGTGTTCATAAACGCAGCCTGCATGGTCAATGATTAAGGTGTCATCCTTGCCTTCAAACGGGCGTAATGATCTACCCACCATCTGCAGATACATGCCATACGATTTCGTTGGTCTGGCAAGGACAACGCATGACACTTTAGGTTCATCCCAACCTTCCGTCAAAACCTGACAGTTGGATAGCACTTTGATTTTGCCAGTATGTAAATCATGCAGCACAGTTTCACGTTCCAACTCATCCATTTCACCATCTACATGACCTGCAGGAATGCCGTTGTCTTTGAAGATTTTGGCTATGAACCTGCTATGGGCAATAGATGTAGCAAACACAACAGTTGGTCGGTTCTCTGCATGTCGTATCCAATGCGTAACCAAGTCACCCACTAACTTAGGTTTATTCATTCGTGTGTTTAGGCCGCGCTTCTCATAATCACCTGCCATAATCTTCAGACCTTGCAAGTCTGGCATAGTCGGTGCAACAACACGGTTAGGAACAAGGTAACCTTCACTGGTCAACTTGCGTATGTTTCCGCATTCAACAAGATCATCATAGACACCACCCAAACCTTTTCCGTCATTGCGTACAGGTGTAGCAGTTAGACCAATCACATAGGCATCTGGATACTCGTTAATTAAATCTTGGAATGACTTGCTGACTGAACGGTGTGCTTCATCCAGAATAATCAAGTCTGCACGGGGCTTCATAAAATATTTGTTGTCTTTGCGAATTGTGTAGGTCTGAATACTGGCAACTTGTGTCCTTGCACCTATGTTGCCTGACCTACCTGCCATCAACACGCCATGTGATACATCAAATTGACGTAATTTATCTGAACATTGGTTCACCAGTTCCCGTCTATGTGCAACAAACAGACAGTTTTTCAATCGTTGTTCTGCTGCTTGTATCATGGCACTGGCAATCACAGTCTTACCGCTACCCGTTGGAGCAACTAACAGTATTCGTTTGTTGCCTACACGCATTGACTCCCGCAGGTTTTCCAATGCTATTTCTTGGTAATCTCTAAGGCGCATATCTACTCCAAATATCTTTTACCTGAAACAACACTTCATTGTGGTCTTCAGGTGGGTTACACGCGTTGGCAAACTTCAGTGCTTCATCACGCGCATAGTCTTCTGACTCACCCCTCATCCGTATAGCAATGAGCATCTTGACTAACGCAGCATGTCTATCACCCTCACCCACACCATATCTAAGCGTGCCTGAGTATTTACCTTGGTACATAGAAGGCTTGTAGTCTGATCTAATCACAGGTTTCTGTGGTCTTTGTAACCCTAATCCGTCACGAATCTCTGCCATTTTGTATGGCGTATCTATAGATGTCGCTTTAACTATTTTGATTGGATACGGTTTTGATTTGTTGTGGAAAAAGCCTGCAATCCGCATCACACGCGGCAGGTCTTTGACAACTGTGTCTGAATTAAACTTTGCAGCCAATGCTTGCTGATACAAAGTAAATGATTCGATTGGCATGTCATCCACTAACCAATAGCAATGGTATTTGTTAGGTGATGTGTTGAGGATGATGTTGGGCTGCAGATCAAACTTATCAGGCAATGGCGCACCATCCAAATCAATGAACACTGACCTAATTTTGGTGATGTTCTTTGTAGTCCTTCCTTGCAAATCAGTCTGATTGACAGTGAAAAATACACCCGCACCCTGCTTGTTCAGTGACCATAGTTCTTCAAGGTGTTCCTCAAGTGTGCCATGTAATTGTCTAATAATCCTGCGATTCTTGCCTTTGTCGCAGAACGTTTGGAAACTATGGTGTGTTCCAAATGCTTCTATGAATACAGCATAGTGACTATTCGGGTTGTACCTCATCCTTACCCCATCGTTTTTCTGCACCTTTTCTGCCTGCTGCTTGACGCTTCTTACGGTTCTCTGCCTGTTCCTTGCGTTCTTCTTCTGCTTGCAGACAGATCAAATAAATACCACCGCTTTTGTCTTTGACCTGTTCAAACATGTCCTGCATGTTAGGCCACATTTTTTTGACCTTCTCAATCGTGCAGTTACACATCCTAGCCATGACTTCGTAATCAAATGGTATTTTGAATCCGCGCCAACAATGACAGTAAAGCAGAATGTATGCGCCTTGTTCTTCAAGCGTCATCCTCATTCTGTTTGGTTCGCTAATCCAATCGTTTGCGTAAAACTGGAACGCAGGCGATTGTTCATGTGTCTGTCGTTTTCTCATTGTTGCCTGTTAATTTTTGTTAATGACTTAATATACCTGTGATGTTAACCTATGTCAACAACCAAATTAAGGTTGGCTTCTGTCTGCTCTATCTTGGGTGCAGTTGAAGGTGAAGGTGAAGATGAAGGTGAAGATGAAGGGGATACTTTTGCCATTAGCAAAAACATGGTTAACCATTGGCGTTGCCATAGCATTGCCATAGCATTGCCATACTTTATGGGTAAAAAAAGGGAGGCAGGCCAACAATGAGAAAAGCCTTACCTCCCTGCCGCTAGTATTTTTAACCTAAGCCTGATGGTCTACCCCCTGCGGCGGCGGGGCAATTTCGTTAGCAAGATCAGGTCTGATGTAGTTTAGATCAAAGTCACCTAAATCTGCAATTTGGTAAGCACGCAGTTGCGGTACTACCTGCCATTTTGATACAGCAGGATGGCTAATATTCAACAAACGTGCCAAGTTCCTGCCGCCATATTTGGCAACAATCTCAGTCTTTCGCTCTTTAGCAAGTTCGTACAATAAACTCATTTGTCATAACCTTCGTTAACTTATAAGTATAATACAGTCCTGTTTAACTTATGTCAACAAATTGCTTGACTTATGTAACCTACGTTAATATAATGACCGTTCCAATAGTAAATATACAAAAAGGAGCAAATATGAGTCTAATAGCAAAAACAGTGGACAATGAGTCCAAGTACCCTGAAGTACCTTCGGGCGTACACAAAGCACGATGTGTCAAGGTCATTGATCTTGGTACGCAAGAGAACAACTACGATGGTCAAACCACATGGAAACACCAGTGCATGATTATCTGGGAAGTTCCTCTGGAAACCAACAACAACGGTGAACCGCTGACTATCAGCAAGTTCTACACGCTATCTCTACATGAGAAAGCAACGTTGGGTTCAGACCTATCATCATGGCGAGGCCGTCCGTTTACTGAGTTAGAGAAGAAAGGCTTTGATATTTCTAACTTGGTTGGCGTTCCTTGTTACCTCAATGTGATGGAAGGTAAGAACGGTAAACCGCGTGTGTCATCTATCATGCCGTTACCTAAAACTGAGGAATTGGCAGATCAGTTCCATGAATCAGTGGTGTTCAGCATTGATGAGTACCAAAAAGGTAACCGTGATGAGTTCAACAAACTGCCTGACGGTATTCGTAACATCATTCTAAGGTCTAAAGAGTTAGCAGATACTCAAGACTTGGGGGATGAACACAATGGTGAGGACGTACCAGACTTCACCAATGATGAAGATGTACCGTTTTAGGGGGTAGTTATGAAAATCACAAACAATCAAAACTTACCTGCTGCAGTTGAACGTGCAGTAACTAATGACCCTTATGATGCTAGTGGTAGTGACATTTCTGCAACACGTTTGTTGCAACCACCACGCATAACGGTGTTAACCAAACGACACTGGGAATCCCTAGAAGAAGACGTATCAGACCGTATCTGGTCTTTGCTAGGCCAATCAGTACACCATGTCATAGAACGTGCCTCAGAAGGCACTGAGGACATCACAGAGCAACGTTTATTCGTTAAGAATGACTTGACTCATGGATGGACATTATCGGGCGCATTTGACTATCTATCGCACGATGGACAACTGATTGACTTCAAGACCACATCTGCATGGTCTGCAATGGATGCCTCAATCAAAGGTAAACCAGAATGGGAAGCACAACTTAACATTCTTGATTGGCTGATTCGTAATTCGGATACAAAGATCAAGATTAAAGTTAAGTCCTTATCTATCATGGCAATACTGCGTGATTGGTCTAAGTTAAAAGCGTTAACTTCAGACAACTATCCAAAGCAGCAGGCTGTTATGATACCGATTAAACGTTGGACACCTGAAGAACAGGACACCTATGTATCTAATCGTATCATCCTGCATCAAGCAGCAATGGAAGTTGAAGAACCACCAGTATGTACGCCTGATGAACGTTGGAACAAACCAGATACATACGCCATTATGAAAGATGGACGTAAGTCTGCGTTAAGGTTGCTGCCTACAATGGAAGAAGCCAAGAAATATCTTGAGGCTAATAACATGAAGGAAGGCAAAGGTTGCCAGATTGTACTGCGTAAGGGCGAGGATACACGTTGCGCTCATTACTGCAGTGTCAATAAGTTCTGCAGCCATTGGAACAATGTCGAGTTTTAAACTAACTAAAGACCCTGTAGTCGCTGCTATAATCAAAAGAGCCAATGATCGTTCTAATCAAGGCTTGGATGATTATGGCGGCACTATGGCAGACGCAGACAAACATCTGCTAGAGTGGATAGATGATGCCCAAGAAGAATTGTGGGATACCATAGTCTATCTTGAGAAAATCAAACTGATAGTAGGAAGGTTGACAGGC